ATACGGGATCGGCTTGCGGTGAAAGCTGCGAGATCGGCGCTGACGATTAATCCCTAGAACCCTGAAGCCTAGTGCGTAGGCCGTGAATCACCAAAAACTGAATTCCAAAGGAGAAAAACAATATGCCAAAATCAAATAAACAAACAGAAGGAGCGTTGGCCGGAGTTGCTAGCGCTGACTTGTTATCTTGTCCATTTTGCGGAGGAGATGCGGTAATAGAGCAAACGGGCCGAAATCAATACACGGTAAAGTGTAAGAAATGCCCGACTAAGATGGTCCAGAAGTGCTGGAGGCATGGCATGGATTGGCTAAAGCAGAGCATGCTTGATTCGTGGAACACCCGTATCTAAATGAAAGCTGCAACAATAAAATGCTGGGCAACGCATAGAGAGAGTGTGTCCACACTGGATGAAAATAGCGGATACCGAGACCTTGGCGACGGTATAGGAGAGAAGCAGTTGTTCATCAAGCAAGGTCTCCAAGGGATGATTTTGAACGAGGAAGACATCGTCGAACTTCGGAAGGCTTTAGCCTTTTTCGATTCTAGATTAAGATAACGCCTAGCTCTGCCATGACTGCCCGCCCCACAACGCCGCTTTCACCAAAGACTCCCGCCGGGCAGTCATTGGTAGCAGCGTCTTGTTCTGCATTTAGGTGTATTGTGGCCGATCCGCCTTGGCACTATGGCAGAAGCTGGGACACGGGAAGCAAGAAAGCCCTAGTGCAAACGACGCAAGCTGAACCGATGCCATACGCGCAGATGAAACTGGACGAAATCAAGGCGCTTCCCGTGGGCGATCTTGCGGCGGATCAGTGCGACCTCTACTTGTGGGCGACTCAAAAATACCTTCCCGCCGCATTCGACGTTCTCAAGGCGTGGGGGTTCCGATACTGCCAAACGCTGACCTGGTGCAAGGCACCGATGGGAACGGGGCAAGGCGGTCTCTACTGCCCGACAACTGAGTTTCTGATTCTCGGGCGGCGTGGAAAGATGCCGACGGGCAAGAAGCGCGAGGACTCGACCTGGTGGCAAGTGAAGCGCCAGAAACGGCACAGCCAGAAACCCGAAGCATTCCTCGACCTGATCGAGCGCCAAAGCGATGCGCCACGGTTGGAACTTTTCGCACGCCGGAAGCGACTGGGCTGGAGCGCGTGGGGAAACGAGATCGACTCCGACATTTCTTTGCAGAACAGTTTTATTCCCCGGGGGGTCCGGGAGTAATAAAGATATCCGTCCGGCTGGATATTTGGGGCGCGGATCCAGCGGACGGCGGCATTTGGGGGGCGTGTTATATTTTCGGCATGGCGCAACAATTGACTCTCGGGTTCGACTCGGTGGTGACACTACAGGGCGATGGCTCGTATCGAGTCGATCCTGGCAAACTCATCGCGCGGACGGCGGAGGATTGGCGGCCCCTGGCCGATGTTTTGGCTCAGATGCCGTATGCGGCGGCGTGGCGTAATCGGGAGCTACTGAGGGCCGGGGTCATTAATGGCCGTCAAATGATGGTGCGCGGTCACTGGGAGGTCGAGATGGGATCTCTGCGCTCGTTTTTAAAGGGGCTTGAGACGCAGGGACAGATTTTTTAGGCCTGGAAAATCACGGGAAATCCCCGGGGAGCACGGGAGGAGCGGGAGGTGAAGAGATTGGGGGTTGAGTAGCGACGTCGAAAGACACTCCTACCATGAATAACCCTATTTCGTCCTATCTTAGACACTGGCTAACGCTGCAGTTGTCAAAATTCGCGTTGCAAATCGATCTGCCGGTGGCGGGACTGGAATCGGTGATCGCGTATCTCGTCGAGGGCGCGGTGCTGCTGGCCCTCTGGGCGGTCACTAAATACGTGATCCCGCTGCTCAACGATAAGACGGTGGCGGAGACGATTAAAATTTTCTCGGGTAAATTCCGAGGCCATGGGGATGGAGGGGCGGCGAGCCTGTTTTGTATGATGTTTATCGGGGTCGCCGTCCTCTCTCTCTCTCTGTCCCTGTCCTCGTGCGGCGGGGTTTCTGGGGGCTGCTATTTACGGGACGAGGCCACGGGGGCCAAGGGCGGATTGAGGGTTGAGACAGGCTCTCCTCCGGCGGCGTGGTTCCGTCTGCCGGTTCCGGCTGCCGGTCAAGTTCCGGCTGCCAATCAATAATTTCCGATCCCCGAACGACCTAGCCTGCCGAGGATTTACCGGCACGGCAGACGGCGCGGAGGGGTCCAATTCTACAAGCGAACAACGATTGAGATGACATTACGCGAGAGCATTAAACGATTGCAGGGCCGCTTGGGCGTTTCTGCGGATGGATTGATCGGGCCGGTTACGGTCGCGGCGGTGCATGCTGAGCTGGACCGATTGACGCTGCCCTTTGATGAGATCAAAATGACGCCCTCGCCGATTGCCCGCAAGTTTGTTTTTGATAGTCGGACGGAGGGGAATCTGAGCACGCTCCGGGCTGAGGTGCAGACCTCATTTCGGAATTTCATGTCGGCGGCACAGGCGATGGCGGCGGCGCATGGGGTGGATTATTTGCTGATTTCAGGACGGCGGAGCTACGCTGAGCAGAATAAGATTTACGCCCAGGGTCGGACTTCCCCGGGCGCGATCGTGACGCGGGCGCGCGGTGGATTCTCGAACCATAATTTCGGGGATGCTGGGGACGCGGGCGTCTTTAAAAACGGGCGTTATTTGGATGGCTCAAAAACGAAAACGGAGCGCGATTTCGCGATGAAAATCCACTCGTTGGCTGGCGATATCGCCAAGGATCACGGCTTGGAATGGGGGGGCAATTGGTCGCGGAGCAAGGATTACCCGCATTTTGAATTCCCCTCCGGCCTGACGATGACCCAGAAACGGGAAAAGGTGCGGTCCGGAGAGTGGACGGCGTAAACGAAAAATAATTTAACGGGATGAGCAGACAAATCACAGGCAGTCAGGAGTCGGGCGGACAGGTGGTCGTAATCGAGGCAGTCGGACAGACGGCCGATGAGTTCGCTCGGCGTGTCGCCGAATTCCCCCCCGAGTTTTTACGGAGTTTCATGGCCTATCTGGATTACCGGTATGACGGGGCGCTGAATGGATTCGCGGCGGAGCTGCACGCGATCTGCGTATTGGATGCCGCTCGGAGATTTGCGAAACAAAACCCCCATAAATCATGATGCTGATGGGAGACGCGACCGCGATGCAGATGGGCAATGGGGTGCTGGTCCTGACGGGACTCCTGGCTGCTCTCTGGCTGGGGACTCAACTCAAGCGGGCGTGGTTCCCGAGCGACGCGGATAAAACGCCCTTGCCATTTCCGATCCAGGTGACTGAAAAATTTGCGACGAAGGAGGAACTCCTGGAGGTTAAGTTGGAGATCAAGGAGTTGGAGCGGGCCCTGCCGGAGACGGAGCGGAGGATCCTCTCGGCGATTGAGCGGAGCGCGGATAAAATCACTAAAACGGTCAATAAAATGGCGGAGGTTGCCTCGGCGGGCCGTCGAAAACTTTACGATAAAGATATCGTGCATTCGCAAGAGCTGGCCTCTCTGGGGACTAAGACGGCGGCGCTGGAGCTGGATCTGCGGGAGTTCAAACGACAATTTTAATATGACGACACCTGGACAATTACGGAAACTGATTCGCGAGATTTTACTGATGTCTGCGCCCTATGGGCAGACCGAGAAAATGCTCGTCGATGCGGTTAATTCGCGCATCCCGGGGACGGTTGAGCTCACTAGTTTCCGCGAGGCGCGGGAATGGAATCATGGCGAGGAGTATCTCCGAACTAAGGTCAATGAGGACACGGACGAGCTTCAATATTACATCACCCCGAAGGGGACGGCGAAGGCCGAAGGCGAGTAACCAGGACGGGGAAAAATGAATCATGGAAAAGGAAATACGCTCCGACGCGAAGCTCAAGAATCTCGACCGGGATTCATTGGACGAATTGTGGCGCATGCGCTATCCGGTGGACGAGGACCGCAAGCTCTCGTATTCCGAGATCCAGCTGGAGCTGCCCAGGTTCGGGCATACGGCCTCTATTTCTACGTTGTCGGATTTTTACTCGTGGCTCCGCCAGAAGCGGGAGATGGAGGAGTCGATCGCTCGGGCCGAGGAGGCAAAATTGCAGTATCTGCAGGAGAATCCCGACGCGACTCCGGAGGCTCTGATGGCGCTGGGACAGCTGATATTTACGAACAAATCCATCCAGCAAGGCGACCTCTCGGGGTATGTCAAGATGGCGGCTCTGATGGAGCGCCGGAAGGCTCGGGAGTTCGACGAGAAGCGATTTCAGTCGGGCTTGAAAAGCAAGTTGGAGGCGGGCTTGGATGCTCTCTTCGAGGAGATCAAGGGCAATGCCAAGGCGGAGGCTATTTTCGCGCAACTCAAGGAGACTTTGGTCAAAGCATGAGCGAGATTTTTAACAGGATCGAGGAGCGGCTGGAGCAGGACGGGCAGCCGGACGTGCCGGTGGTTTCGTCGTTCCGCGATTTTTTGGTGGATCATGCAAAGGTGAAACTCCCCGGGGGGCGGTATGTCCCCTACTCGTTTGAGGGGCGGCCGGTGATATCTCATATCGTGGAGCGGATCGACTGGGTCTTGGGATCGAATGGCGGGGAGATGGTGCCCGATGTCTCGCTGGCGATCTGCGGCGGCGCCCAGTGGGGTAAGACGATTCTCTCCCTCAACCTGGGCGCTTACACGACTTCGTGCCTCTTTCTAAACTGGGGCAATTACCTGCCGGACGGCGATCTGGTGCAGGGCGTGGTCGATTCTAAATTCCGTCCGGATGTCCTGGAGCAAATCGATTGGTTGCCCGAATTGATGGAGGTTGGCAAAGGATCGGATAAAAACGGTAAGGTCGTTAATCGTAAAGGCGCGTTCATGGTGACCGATGGCTCTCGGAAGGCTTTTGGGCTTTTTCATGGCATGAATAAGGTGCCGACGACGTTCTCGGCCGATCTGGTGATGGAGGACGAAAAGGACGATATTGATGCTCGAAATTCGAAGTATCTTACAGGCCGGATGTCGGCGAGTGATCTGCGTTTTCGGATCTCGATCGGAACGCAGAGGCTGCACGCGGCGGGCCAGAATAAGGAGTTCCTGGACGGCACTCAAGAGGTGCAGATGTTCCAGGTTCCGGGGACTGAGCGGTGGATTAATATCGAGGAAAACTGGCCTCAAATCTGTCGGCTGCAGCTGGGAGCGGAGCCCTCGACTGACGATCCCCTCCTGACGATGACGGGAGACTTCCGCCGGGGTGAGGGCGACGAGGTTGAGGTTTTCGGGTGGGATCCCCGTGGGAAATTTTATCGGGCCGATCCGGAGACGGGTCGGGAGTTGGATCTGAATAAGCCAAAGTTTGTCTCGTTACGACCGGAGCGCGAGAAGCTGCTCAAGTTCTCTATTCGGGTGTCCCAGGTGGCAATTGCGGGGATGTCGCTGAGCCAGCCGGTGAGTCGTTGGCAGTCCGCTATTAAGGATCCGGAGTCGATGGAGGTCTTTAAATGCGACGTGCTTGCCTTGCCCGAGAATTCGACGCAGGCGATCTCTCCGGAGATCATTACGCGATCGCGGACGGTGGAGGAGCCCTTTGATTTGAGCCTTGCTCCGACGGCGAATTGCCAACGATTCGCGGGAGTTGATACCGGCAACACGTGCTGGTTTTTCGCGCGTGAGGTGGCGGACGAATTTAGGAAACGGGCGAAGTATGCGGAAAAAATCCCGCTCTCGCAGTTGGTGGCGCGGACGGTCTCGCTCTTTTATAAGCTGGAGCTCTCTTGCCTTTTTATCGATGCCCATCCGGCCGTCGATCAGGCGCGCGAGATCACCTACGGGATCCACGGTTTAACGGAGGATCACGATTGGCCATCTGCGATCGAGACGCCGGAGACGAAACGGATAGAGTTTCAATCGGGCCGCGAGGGCGGTCTGGTTTGGGACGGAGAAAAAAAGCGCTGGGAGAATGTCAAGGCGGCGGTGGTCATGTTTACAAAGGCCGAGGGCGCTGGTATTACGCAAAAGCTGGGGGTTGATCTCCAGACGGGATTCACAAAATATTATCCAATCATCCAGTGCAATCGGTTTGAGCTGATCAATCGGGCGATCCGGGAGTTCCTGACTCCCAGGGAAAATATCATCCGGTCGCGCGATGGCGAGATGATGATGGATCCGGTGATGCGGATGCCCAGAAAGGAAGCGGGCTCGCCTCCGATTGTGGAGCTGCTCGAAAATCATTTTATTACGGGGTCGGCGAAGGACGATAAAGACCAGTTTGTGGACGGTTGCGAAAACCACCTGCTGCTCAGTAACGGTTACTCCGCTCTGGCTGAGGTGATCGGCGGAACAATTTACGCCGGTCGTAAGGTCGCCGTACATTCCTCGCTCGATCCGAAGGACTATGGAAACCCGAAACGCGAATCCGCATTCCCGAACTGAAAAATGAGATCAAATTCAAGCGCGCGTAGATTGCGATTTAAGAGCTTCGATCCTGTTTTGGGATCAGTGGCGGTAATTTTGACGCGGAAAGAAATGCAAGGGCACTGCAGCGTGGGAAACGATAAGGATGTCTTAATGGACGGGATGAATGCGAGCGCGGGAGGTGACCGATGAATCGGGAGGCTCTTTTGACGTCTCCGGAGTCGATCCGCCAGATCCGGAACATGAGAATGAATCCGCTGGGGTCGCTGACGGCGCAGTCGCTCGTAAGGTCGCTGAATGCCTTTGATTATGGCGACTTACGAGAGGCGGCTTTGTTGTTCGAGGCGATCGCGACGCGAGACGATACGATTCCGGGGGTGAAGGGGAAACGTGAAAAAGAGGTTTCGCAGATGGACTGCGTTGTTGTGGTCAAGGGTGAGAAATCATCGGCGGCGGAGGAGCACAAGCGTGTGCTGGAGGATTTTTGGGGCAATATCACCTCCGTAAACGCCTATGATCGCGACGAGCGGGGCGGGTTTAAAAGGCTGGTAAAGCAAATGATGACGGCAGTCTCTTATAAGTACGCTTGTCATCATATCGTGTGGGAACCTCGTCGGACGGGGTTGCGGGCGACCTTCCAATTTGTGCCCTTGTTCCTGTTTGAGAATAAAGACGGGGAGTTGCGGTACCGCCGCGAGGCCTATGCGGCGGATGGCGAATACATGGACCGGTCGCACTGGATGGTGACGCGGGGCGATGGCTTGATGATCCCGTGCTCGATTGGTTACTTCTTCAAAAGAGACGGCATTAATAACATGGCGATCTTTTCGGACAAATTCGCCGTTCCGGGTGTCGCGGGTTGTACGTCGGCGAGCCAGGACTCGGTCGAGGGGAAGGCCATGGCCGCTGGGGTTGCCAATTTCGCGAATGATTGGGCGGCCGTGTTTTATGACATGGAGGATACCTCTAAGCTTCCGATCCACTTGATCGAGGCGAATGGCAATCCGACGTCGATGCCGATGCCTGCGATCATCGACCGCGTGGATCGGAAATTCGAGACTCTTTATAGAGGGGGCGATCTGGCGACGACGTCCTCTAAATCGGGCGAGGGGCAGGGAGCGAGTCTCCAGGGCAAGGAAAGCGAAATTAATCGCGGCGATGATGCCTCGACGATTGAGGAGACGCTGGAGCAAGTCTCCCGGCAGGTCATCGAGTACTATTTCGGGCGCGGGGTTGATCCTCTCGCTGCGGTGACACTGCAGGATGCCCGCACGGTGGCGGCGGCGGGTAAATTGGCGGCGGCGACTACGCTGGCGGATCGCGGAGCGCGGATCTCGTTGTCGGCTCTGGCGGCGGAGTTTGAGGTGCCTCTGGCTGATGAGGGCGAGACGATCCTGGGACCGGCTACCGGTGGCGCTGCTGAGGTGAGCGAGCGCGTCGCAAATGCGGAGGCTCCGGCGACGGAGCGCGAGGATTTTACGGCAGCGGCGCGAGCTGAGGTGGAGGCCGCTATTTTGACCGATCTCGATCCGGTCCTGGCGCTGATGGCTGAGGCCTATCGGGCGACGGGGCAGACGGAGCGGGCGGAGATTCTGGAGCGCGCGGATGCGGCGCTCGATGCGCTGGTGACACCGGAGACCTCGGCGGCCTATGAGCGGGTTTTGGCGAGCGCCCTGGTCAATGGCTGGGACGCCGGAAAACCAACGGAGGCTGAGGCCAACTCGGTCTCGCGGTTCCTGCGGAAACTTACACACATAATCAAGCCAAAGAAACACTCCTGATGAAAACTTTTACTCTTACAGATCTCTTACCTGCGAGGCGGGAGAGTGCTGCGAATGCGACTCCTCCGGCGTGCCCGGAGGGCTACGAGCGCGAGGCTAACCATATCCACGAGGAGCCGATTGCATCGGATAAATGGTTTAAAGTGTCACCCTACGGGAAATTCGCGGGATCGGTGCCTGGGAGATGGCAGTATTTCGAGAAGCCGGATGCGGAGGAGATGGTTGCGGAATTTAACTCGCTCTCGGGTCGTCTCAAGCGGGCGTTTCGCGGCCTCCCGATTTACGCGGGTCATCCCGATCTAAACCTCGACCTCTATCCTGACGATCGTCGCCACGGCAAGATCACGGCCCTGGAGGTCAGGGATGATGGTCTCTGGGCGCGCCCGGAGTGGAACTCGCTCGGCCGCGAGAATCTCGTCGAGGAATACCGCGTCTATCCGTCGCCTTTTTGGGATGGGAAACGATCGGTGGATGGATTCCGTGCCACAAGACTTTACTCGGTGGGCCTTACAAACGCCCCCCGAATCCCCGGCAGCGAGCCGGTGGCGAATGATTCTGCCGCGCGTAGCGGTGACAACCAAAACGATAACATGGACCGATCAAAATTAATTGAAATGCTAGGGCTTGATGCTGATGCCACCGACGAGGCCATCCTCGCGGCCATCACGACTGGGCAGGAGGCCGCTGCGGCCGCTGCGGAGATGCCACCGGAGGAAAAACCAAAGGAGGAGAAACCACCGGTGGAGAAACCAAAGGAGGAGGAACCACCGGATCCCGAGATGGCTGCGAACGCCAAAGTGATCTCCCTGGAGGCGGAGCTCACAAAAATGCGCGAGGCGCAGGCAAACTCTCTGATCGACCTCGCGGTGGTCGAGGGTCGGGTGACCCTGGCCGATAAAGCGACTCACCAAGCTGCGTTCCGTTCGGACTTTGAATCGGCGGCGAACTCGCTGGCGGCTCTCACGCCGATCCTCAATGTCGATAAATTGGACGTGCGCAAATCGCGGCTCGCGGTCACCGGCCAGCAAGAGCGGCGGGAGGCGGTCGCGAATGCGGTCGCGGAGTATCTCGATCGTCATCCTAAGTCATCCAAGCTGGCCGCGCATAATGCCGTTAAAAACGACCCTAAGATGAAGCGGATTTTTGAGGCGATGTTGAAGCCGACTGTCGCCGAGTAATCGGGATCTGGCGAATTTGACGACTCTAAATTTATGAAAAAAAACGACGCAATCGGGATCCTTACCAAGGCGGGGATCTCGTACGATAAATCCGCGACAGTCGGGGACTTGGTCGCACTGGCTAAGGGCGCGGAGAAATCTGCCGAGCTGGCCGCCCTGGCCGAGTCCGAGGATACTCCCGAGGAAACTCCCAGCGGAGACGCTGAGATCCTGACCGCGATGGTGCGGGATAAAATGACCGCTGGCCTCTCTCAGGAGATGGCCATTGAGGTGGCGCTGGCCCAGCTGGCGCATGATGCAAAATCTGAAACGGGGGCCGAATAGCCGCCGCTCGAACCAAAGACAACGAATACGTAAACTGATATGAACACACTACTGTTAATTATGGGACTCCTGGCGCTGCTGGTGGTCGCCATCCACTTCGCCGCCTGCTTCTCGTCATCCTATCTCGATCGGGAGAGCTGCGCCAATGGCGTAGATCCGTCTCCGCATGCGACCGGGAGAGTCGGTCGGGTGGTGGAGAGCGCCTTTACGGTGCCTTTCCTGCTCGCGGCCATCGGGAGCGCGGGTGGTCTCGCGGATATTTGCGCGGCCACCGACGAACCGCTGGGCCCTTGCCTCGACACCCCTATCATCGGAGATCGGGCGACGATCCTGCACCTCGGCGCGACTCCTGGCACGATGTCGGTGGTCGCGGCGGCGGCGATCGCGGATGGAGCGCGCGTTTTTACGACTGCGGGCGGCAAGGTCACCGGGACTGCCGTCAATAATAGCTGGCTGGTCGGCAAGGCCATCACGGCCGCTGCCGGGAATAATGCGGTTTTCGAGATCGCCCCGTGCTTCCCGGTTAAGCAAGCGGTCTAATCGGCCCCTGATTTATCAATCAAAAAACGAACCAGTAACGATATGGAAAAACATAATTTGGTAGGGCTCTCCCTACTCGCTGCTCTCTCGGCGGACTCGTATGAGATCCCGCATGATGGCAATTACCTGCATGGACGGGTCCAGGAGGCTAACTCTAATCTCTTCTCGAATGCTTACTTTAGCGAGGAACTGACAGGATTGGTCGCGGGGGTCTCGGATGATTCCGATCTCGATGAGGCCGTGGAATTTTACAGTCCCACCGTGGCCGTAAATCAGAGATTTGAATATCTGCAGATGAACTCTGCCGATGATTTTGACTCGGAGCTCGATGACGAGCGCTCGGTCGGTGAGGACTTTAAAAAGGTCAAAACGACGGGCACGATTGTCCAGGCCAAAACGAAAAACCGGGGTCTCATGATGACGGTTGATCGCGATGAGGTCTCGAATGATCTCAACTGGCAGGAACGCAAGACGATGCAGCTGATCAAGCGTCTCAAACGCAATCGATTACGCCGAGCCATCGCGCTCCTCACGGCCGCTGCGGTCAATACGGGCCGGACGTGGGATGCCTCCGCCGGTAAAGATCCTGATCAGGATGTCATCGACACCCTCATCGCGGCGGCCGATGTCTCGGGCATCATGCCCAACCGCGTCGGCTACGGTCAGACCGCATGGTCTAAGCGCGGGCGTGCCCATCGGGCGCAGACTGCGGCCGGCGGATTCGCCTCGTCGATGCTCGATGAATTCGCGCTCGCGGGGATCCTCGGGGTCGATGGAGTCCATATCAGTTCCAGCCGCTATAATAATGGCGGGGCGAAATCGCAGATCATTGCCAATAAAGTGCTCATGTTTACGGCGGAGGCCGGGGTGGGCACCGAGGACGCCTCGAATATCAAGGGTTTTGTCACCATGATTGATGGAGTCCCCTACAAGGTCTACGTCCAGGAGCTGGGGCCGAAGTTGGTCAATATTATCGTGGAGGCCTACGAGCTGACCGCGATCACCTCGACCCTCGGGATCCGCTCGGAGACTATCTCGTAAATCCAAACTCTGTTCCTCGTGCCGATTGGCACGGGGGACAGCCTTGGAATTATGGCTTGGAGATTATTAATTGAGGCAGACATTCTGACCGGCTTGACCGGCGCAGAAACGGCGGCGTTTACGACGGCGGCGCTGAAGGCTGGCCAGGCCAATCCCCTGCAGGAGGTGATCGACCAGGTCACGCAGGAGATGCGGGGACATATCGCGGATTGTGAGCGCAATGCGCTCGCGGCCGGGGTGACCCTGCCGGATCGTTGTGTGCTCCACGCCGTCGCGATTGTGCGTTACCGCTTGATGTCCCGTCTGGGGCTCCGCGTGGCGGATGGGCGCGAGCAGGAATATCGCGATGCGCGGCGGTTCCTGGAGCGCGTCTCGGAATGTAAGGTCCGGATCGAGCGTCCCGCCGGGGAGGTCGCGGAGGAGGAATCCTCTGCCGGGATGGAGGTCGTGCGCACTCCGGAGCGGAACATGACCGCGACCAAACTCAAGGGCCTCTAAAATATCGCCATGCTCTCCACTCAAAACCAACTCGCCGCGATGCAGACGCACGCTGCCACCCTGGATGCTCTGATCGCGGAGGCGGGCGATGGCCGCTACGCGCCTCTCAATGAGACGATCTGGAAACTGCAGAGCGCCCGCGAGGATCTCGCGGGGCAGATGCGGGCCCTGGAGGAGATCCTGGCGCGCGTTGCTCCGGAGATCCTCGAAATCGAGTCCGGATATCAAAACTAAGCGCTCACGAATTTACCAAAACGACCGATGATTATTGCAAACACAGCGACCCACCTCCGAGACCATGTAAACACGAGACCGCATCTCCTGTCGGTCTCTGGAGGGATCTATAATCTCAAGTACCAGCGGATGGATGGGGCCTGGGTCCATGTCGATGGCTCGCCATTCGCGGACGGATCTCAAAAAATCATCTACGCCTATTCCGAGGCGACCGGCGGACAGCTGCAGGGCCAGGGCGACACCGGAGGGATGGAGGCAGCTTTAAAACAGGTGGAGGTATGATTTTCCCGGCTGTCAGAAACGCGGTCTCCGATGCCGTGCGAGGTTTCACTCTCGGCGTGGCGATACCAGACCTTAACGCGGGCGCTCTCGCGATCTTGTCAGCTGGCACCGGCTGGCTCAAAGGCGACGGTAGCGCGTGCGGATTTCGTGATCCCATTGCGTTGTCTCCTAACCGGAGTCCTATTGAGTTGGACATGTGGACGGTGGACGACACGCTAATTGTTGCAG